CTTGTTAATAATGACAAGTTTGGTACCCATGTGCTATGTATTTTTTTGAATCTTTCTAAAAATTTACCATAATTTATATTTATAATAATATCAATATATTTTTGTTCTGGTTCATTATTTAAATTTATTATTGACACATTCTTTGATTTTTTTAATTTTTCTACCATTTTTATTGTGTTTGATACCCTGTCAATATATCTGAATTTTATTTCCTTATCTAGACCTATTGTAAATGTGAATCTCTTATCATCAGATTGTCTTAAATATGTCATACAATTTAATTTATAAAATAGTAACAATAATAATAATCTTTTATTATCAACATTTATACCACTATTCTCTAAATTTTGTAGAATTTTTTCTTTACTAAAAATAAGTTTATAATTTTCAAAAAAACTAAATATTGTAACAAATTTAGGAACTTCAAAATCTATCATTTCCTTACAAGCAGCAACTGTGTAATAACTTAATGAATTGTATAATTTGTTTAGCATAAAATTGATATGTGATTTGTCCTTTTTCTTATTTATATCAGTAGGTTGTACAAGAAAAGAACTGTCTAAATTAACTTCGAATTTTAATGATTCCAAAATGGTCTTTTCTTTGTTTTCAAATATTGGTAAATCATCAAAATCATCATCTGCCATCATATAAAAATCTATGTTTTCATCATAATTTAAATCATCAACAAGAAAATCATCACCAAAAGCTCCTACATCCTGAAGTAAATCATCCATGTGATCTTTCAATATATTAAAATCCAAATTACTATTTATATCTTTTACTTGTTCTTTTTCAATTTTTAAAGGAATACCATTTTCATCAATTTCTTTTGTTGGGTTTATTTTAAACAATCTTGTATCGACCAAGGGAATATATCCTTTTTCTTTTTTCTTTTTTTTCAAAAAAGTACCAAATACATTGCTATCAAGATCATAATCAAGTACCTTTTCATAATCAAACCAATATATTCTATTTTTTGGAAATGTTTCTTCAATATCTTCCCAAATTTTTGAGTAATTTAGTTTTGTTGGTAGTTTTGTTATTTTATTCATATTGCCAACAATATAGTGTTTTAAATTATTATTTTTGAAAAAATGTGTTATATCAATTTCTTCGTCTAAAATGATATTTTCTGTGATTTTAACATTATCATGAATATCACATCTCCAATATGGTAACATAAATGCCTTCTGCTTACCAACATTAACTGATAATGTTTTTAAATTTATATCAAAATAGGTTTTTCCAATATTTTTCTTGTTTTGGGTTTTTGTATAAAGCGATTTCTTCGTGACTAGAAATGGTAATATTTCTATATCTGTTGTTATATCCACTACATTTAGTTTTGTTATTGTACCGTTTTTATATACAAATGCATACAGAATTTTTTCATCCTTCAAAAATTTTTTTAACTCTTTTTCTTCATCAAACGGCAATCTTATTGGTACAAATTCTCTCTTATAAGCATTTTGATGGAAGTATTGCTCATTTATCCAACCTAAAACATACCTTGCAATATTAAAATGTATATTAAATAAACCTTTTATCGGATTATTGTAAATAACAACAAGCCTTTTGTAATCTTCAAAACCTATGACTTTATTATGCTTATTGAAATGTGTAAATGAAAATTCACTAGTACCTCTGTATTCTCTACCAATCTGTCTGCCTCTTTTTGTATACTTGTATGTAAAACTATATGATGATTCTAGGATGTTGTACATTAAGCTGTTATCACCCACTAATACTGACTTTAAATAGGCTGCAATCTTTCGATGATAAAATGATATATTAAAACTATCACAATAAGTTATTGTTAATTTATCTAATACTTCATATGAACTCAAATATCGATCAATATATGTATTTGTTTTAAATTGCAGTTTTGATAATATATCTTTAAACTGATTTAATGGTAAATTACATTTCCTTGTAAAATAAACATATAGTAAACATATACTCTCAAGCGATTGTAACGTTAAATCTTTACTAAGTTTACTACCTTTAATATATAATGTTTCACCTGTAAACGGATCAATAACCTCAATGATACCAGAAATATTAACATTACAATGTCTATATGGTAAATAATTGTACCTTATTATATCTGCAATCTGTGTCATAAGTTGTTTAGATGTTTTATCATATCCCATTAATACAACACCTTTGTCATTTGAAATACTAATATCGTTATATGTTGTAAGCACTTCCATAATACCAGCATCTTTTTTTAGAAAAGTTTCGTCAATTTTATTATGAATTTGTTCTAAATCTTTTTCTAATGATTCTGTTGATTTCGGATACCTATTATCAATTAAAGCATCTGCAGGATTATAAAGCATTTGCAATAGTAATTCAGTATTATTAATTAATTCAAGATTTGTGATTCTCTTGGGTGACATATTTCCTATCTGATAAAAAACATCTGTTCTGCTAGTATCTTGTGTAATACTAAAACCACTAAGTAGTGAGTAAATTGCTGTTATGCTAGGGTCACATTTTGTAATAATCTTTAATAATTGTATTTTGTCTTTTGAATTGATTATTAGACATTTATCACTCAATAAAAATTCATTTAATTCTTTTTCCATTTCTGTTATATAACTACTTATTGTATATAAATTCTTTTTCATTTCTTCAGTTCTAAAAAATGATTCCATTGTAATCGCCATTTTGATACAATAATTCTTTGTAAATGTTGAAAGTCGCATTGTCATCTTTGTTCTACTTGATTTGCTATATGCTTCAGTAAAGGATCTGTTAAAAAACATAGATTTTAACCATGATATAAGTAATGGTCTGTTTCTGGGTTTTAGAAATCTGTATGATATATGATTGCTCCAAAATTCGTTGCTATCATCAGGTAACCATTTTATTGATTTTCTTAAATTTGTCAATGACTTATTCTTTGTATCATATAAAAAAACAGGACTTGCAAGTGAATATGCGTAATCTTTATCCTCAGATGAATAATTTTCTATTTTTTTATTTTCAATAGCTTTATAATAAAGGAAATATAGAGTTTTTTTGTGTATACTTTTACCATATTTAAACAATCTATAATTATTTCCATCACCTCTGCAATAGAGTAAGAATAATGGACACATATCTGGCAAACCAAATAATTCAATAGGTCTTTCCATCATTATCTTAAAACTATTTGTGTAACTATTATACATACCTGGTAAGATAGAATATGATTCAGCAACACATATAGCATGTAATTTTTCAAAAAAATAACAAAATGATAGATTACAACCAACTCTTAAACATTCTGCTGTTCTAGATAAAGCTGCACTTATGTCTTGTTTATAACCTGTACATGGTAGATTGGTGTTTATTTCCTTTGATTTTTTTATTTGTGGGTAAAGCATAACACCATTGAAAGAAAGCAATGATACAAACTCCATAAATACATTTTGACAATTTGTTTTTCTTTCACTATCATTATAACCATGTAATCTCATCATAATTTTTTGTAAAGTTCTAAATTTTTCAAACATCTTTGCATCTCTATATAAAACAACAGCAACATAATCATCAGAATGAGCCATACATTCCATTATAATTTCCTTTTTACCATATATTTTTTTCCAAATATGATATGTATAATTTAGACAACAGATTGCCTTATATGAAGACGCATAATTAAACATACCTTGTAAAAAGTTTTGTGTACTGTTGATTGTGCCTCTTTCCGATGTAATATTACTTAATAGATATCTTATATTTTTTGATTCGATACTATTATCATCATATGGTTCAATTACTTTATTTATTATATCAATCGGCACTTGGATATTCTTATCAGACCATGAATTATATAAACATAGCAATAATCTAAACATATTATCACTAATTTTATCTTTCATTGCATATGTCATTGATATAAAAGATGATAATGTTTCAGCAGCAGACCATTTTGTACAATCACCATTTATAAACATAATTTTATAGTCATCACCAATCGGAATATTTAACAAAATATCATCAAGCATATTTTGCATACTAATTAATTTTTTATCACCTGGTATTGATATAGCCTCGCCATGTGTTTGTTCACTTAATTTTCTGAAAAACAATTCTCCACACCTTGCCAATGCTTTCGCACCAAAATTTATTACATAAAATTCTCTTTTAGATCCATATTGTGACTTTATACATATGTCTGCAATTACTTTACCATTTTCTTTCTTAACAAAATGATTTGCTACATCTATTGTTCTATGTATGTCATCATAATCTTCTATATAATCTAATGCTGTTTCAAAAACTTTTTGTCTCATTTTACGACTGCTATAATGTTTGGTTTCACTATGAATATATGACATTTTAAAATCCTCATATTCAATTATATTCTTATACCCATAGAATTCTGCTTTTTTTAAATACTTATCATATTCTCTCTTAGTTGGTTTTTTATCACTTATTACTTCTCTATTTAGATCACTTATTACTGCCTTTGTACTAATAATCTCTGATATTGTTTCATTATTTATATCATTTATAATCTTTTGAAAATTTGGTTTATCTAACATTTGTGTGTGTATTACAGAATCATATATTGTTCTGCAAGATGATCCAACTCTAGTATCCTTTATTAAATAATTATAATAATCTTTTTCAGTAATAAGAAGACCTCTTTGATATTTTTTATCAAGTTCATCATACTCTTGTTGAAATTCTATAATTGTTTTCATTGCTTTAACTTGTTCATGAAATATATTAGATGGATCCTTGGGAGTATGTACATATATGAATATTTCATCAATTATCTCGTTTATATCTAGAATTATGTGATTTAACCAAAGGGATGGCATTTCTATTTCCCCACCAGTTGATGTTAAATTTCTTTTCCCAACTAAATACTCAGGTACATTTAATTTAATTTTTCCTTCGAGAACAGCATTATGTATTTGTGGCAACATTGTTAGTAATCTATCAACAATCCAAACCTCTAAACTACATTTATATGGTGGTCCAAATTTATCATATAATAATTTTTCAATATTTGTATAAATTGCTAATGATGACATATATGCATATCTTGTATCAACTAATAATTCAGCAATTTTTTGATTTGTAGATAATGATATTAGAGCTCTCAATGAAAATATTTCTTGGTACTTATTTGGTAATTCAGATGATAAGAAATTTTTTGATGACATCATACTATTCATAGTTGATGATAATACACTAAAAAATGAATCTTTCATATGTGTTAATTTTGATGTTGGTAACCTACACCACCTACTTATAACTAGATACAAACCATCATCAATTTCTATTAAATGAAGATCACCAAAAATATGATTATAATAATTTGGATCTTTTGTTATGCAGACAAACATAAATGGTTTACCATTTTCTGAAAATAATTTGTTGTAACAACCAGCCACAATATAAATAGCATTTGGGATACCAGCATTAAAAAATGAAAATGTCTTTGGCTTTAAGTTTAACGTAGAAAAATGAATCAATTGATTAACAATATGATAACTCTTCAACAAGATATCAAAACAATTTGTATCTTCAAGTTTCTTAAAAAAGAACATACTTTCATCAATTGATACTTCCTTCATTTTACATGCTTCAATACTATCAATTTTGGAAAACTCCTGAAGATAATCTGAAAATTTATAATTTGAATAAGTACTCCCTTTACCAAATTCTTTTGTAATCTTATTTCTTTTAGATGAAAGTATGTTAATGAAGTCATTTACAGCCTCTTTTTCTGAAAATGATATGGTTTCTTCAACACCTGTTTTTTTGATATCAGGTTTGTATTTAAAATAATTTATTCCTGTCTTGTGCCAAACCTTTTGTGCAGTTTCTGACATGTTTGTCATTGATATAAATATAGTTTTTGTTTTAAATACGCAGTTTTTTGTATATTCATCATCATAATCACAGTATTCCTTTAAAAAATCAAAATATGATAAATTTCTTCTATATAATTTGTTTAGCTCATCCGGAAATTGTTCTATATAATATGTTACTCTCTTCCAATCTTCATCTGACATACTGTCTTTGCTATATAATTCTGTGATATTACAAGTTTTTTTACTAAAAAGTTTTATTTTATTATTATCTTTTGAGCTGTGGATTTCATGGTAAGCCATATAATTGTCATATAATTCTTTTGTATTAACAGAACCAAATGTATAAAATCCTTTATGAAACAAGTCATCATTTATTTTGTAATTTGGATTATCTTCACCCAATGTTATCACAACATTTTTCATGATTTCTTTTATGAATGTATAATATTTATTATCAGTTGGGATATTTAATTCATTTATATACTTTGAAAACATGTAAATCATTTTTTGCTCTGAGAGTTTATCATCTGCATAAATATAGTCAAGCTTACTTATTTCTTCATTTATTGGTATACATATATGAATCGTTGGTTTTATTCTTTGCTTTATTCTTCTATCATTATCATCATTTATTTTCTTTGATGCTAATTTAAATTGATCTTCTGTTAAGATACCATCTCTATACTTTTTATAAATATCACAAGTTTCATTATTTAGAACGTCCTTCAGAAATGTTACAAGTGTTTCCTCATCTGTCTTTTCAATAGTGTCTTTGATATCATTTAGTGTGTCAAATTTATCATTAAAATTATCAAATATATCTGCATCAATATCTATATCTTTACTCACACCAATATCTTCCATAACACTTTCTTCCTTAGCATATTTTGCTATTTTTTCATCTCTAAAATATGTTTTATCGATATATCGTGACAACCATCTTTTTGTATCTACAAGTAAGTCCAATGCTTCATTCACAAATCTAATATCAAAATCAATATCAATATATTTTCTCAATTTCATTAATTCTTTATCTATATTTGAATATGATGTTTTCAAATTTATATGAATAAATTCATATTGAATTCCCCTTACTCTCAAGTTATAAAGCAGATCATTATACTTATCTCTTTTATGTATTCTACTCTTTTCTATATCAAAGCTAACAGATACTTCTATAACAAGCAGTTTTTTCTCATTTTCGATATCTAACCATAATAATATATCTGGTGTCTGTGTTAGCCAATGATCTGTTCCTTCAATATTTAAAAATTCACCAATTTTCTGTTCATTAGCCCATGATTGTCCTAAAGCATCCAATAAACTATAATGTATAATATCATGTCTTATTCTTATAAGTGAGTTATATAGATCCATCAAATCAACATTTGAGTTAGTATCACATTTTTGTTTTAATTTTGTTATCTGTTTAAGTATATCATTTTTATTATAGGTATATGTTAATGTATATTTATCAAATTCTACTTCTTCCATTTTTATGTTCTAATATAATATATAAAGATGTTAATTTTTGTTTTTTTTATTTGTAAGCCC